CTGCGTTCATTAAAAAGTGGAAATTACTTCTTTTAATTTAGCGACCTTTGAATTATGGATGGATTTATCATTGTTAAAAAGTATTGTTTCTCTACCTAATGCTTCGCCTTGTTCAGATAGTTGTTTTTCCTTACTAGCAATAATAGTTTCACGATTATTCAAATCTGTTTCTCGTTTATCATGAACGGCTTTTTTAGCTACTAATTCGCTCTCAAGATTAGAAATATCTGTTTTAGTTTTATTGAGAGTTTCAGTAGAACTATCTACACTCTTTTTTAGAGTTTCGTTTTGAGTAGTCAAATCGGCAAGTAAAGTTTCAGCGGCGATTCTTTCCTTAGCAAGTCTATTGCTATCGTTAGTGATAACCTTTAGATTTTTATTAGCTACGGCAATTTGAGTATTTAGTTCTGCAAGTTTACTTTCAACTGCATCAATTTGCTGTAGTTGCTCTAAGGTTAGTTTTACGTTTGAAGTTGTTTCGTTGTTTATCATATTAGTTTATTTGTTCTAAAACTGTATAAGATGGAGTCCCTGCACTATATACCGTTATCAATCCTGTGAAGATGACACCATTTTCTTGACCGACCGTTCCACCACTTCCGTCTTTACTACCTGTGCCTGCTTTTAAAACAACGTGAAATTGTGTTGCTGAAGCTCCCGCACCAAGACACACATAAAGAACATTTGTATCTAAATTTTGTATATTCCAAGCAATTCTTCGTCCACCAGAATTCGCCAAGGCTGTTGTGCTTGTTTGGATTGTTGGAACATTTGCATTGCTGGAAGGTTGTATCATCGTAGCCATTTTATTTTATACCTTTCGCAATTAAGAATGTTCTTTGTTGCGATTCAAGGTGTTTTTGTTCTGATAATAATGCGACCTCTCTTATTTCTAAATCTTTTTCTTTTGTTTCATTGACTGAAATACCGTTTTCGTAAGTTGATATTTTTATAGATAATTCTTTTAGTTTCTGTTCTTCTAAAGCGGAGTTAGAAACAGTATTTTCCTTAGCGATTTCATATTCTTTTTGAGCCAACTCACGAAGGGTGAAAGTTTCATTCCTTGCTTTTTCGGCTTCACTTTCTTTATATCTCGTTTGCTCGGCAAGTTTAGAGATTTCGTTTTCAGTTTTTTTGATTTGGTTTTCTCTTTCATTGAGTAGAAATTCTTTCGCTAATAATTCTGTTCTTAAATTAACAACTGACTCCATACTTTCATTTACTTTCACCCACTCCTCATCAAGAGGTTTCAACAATTCTAAACGCTTTACTTCCAACTCTTTTATCTCTTTTTGTAGAGAATCTTGTTTTTGTTGGAGTGAGGATAAAGAATTGTTGATTACCTGTTGTGAGCCTGCGATGAACTCATCACGGGTCTTTTGAAGTGTCAATAACTCCTCCCGAAGAGCATCTATCTTTTTTGCTAAAAAGACTCCAGCGAGAATATTTTGCCTTTTCTCTTCGTTAAATTGCTCGTTGATTTTTGATTTCGGGAGTAATTTCATAAAGTTATACTCTACCAGCTAACAATTTATCATTGGAATCTTTAAACTCTGCGTTTAAATCTACTGTTGGAAAGTTTTGACCGTCTGATGAACCTTTACCAATAGGCTTAGAAGCCTTGAGATTAAGTTCTTCTTCTTCTACGACCTTAACTTTGGCTTTGCCTGCTGGTAATGGTTTAAGGCATTGGTCTACCCAAGGTTGCAACTCTGTTTCATTATAAGAGGAAGCAATCACATTGTAGCCCATTTCTTTATTCTTTAGACCATTTCTGATTTCCTTAAAACCTTTTGTTTTGAAGAACTCTCTTTCCGCTAGAGCTTTAGCGGCATATTTTCTAATTTGCTGAACGTGCTCTGGGGTTTCATTTTTAATAACCATCGGAACAGTTTGCATAGCGGGATAAGTATAAATTATATTATTCCACTGGTAATCAAAGTCCTCGTTTGTTGGGTTAGTAAATCTAAAAACTCCGTCAAAATCTACATCATACTCTTCTACTTCATGTTTGAATGGGGGCATATTTTAATTCGGATGTAACCAGATGTTCCTTTGGAACCTGATGTTACCCTGATTAGTGATAATAAGAACTTTCCTATCCTCTACCCACCCACGGGGTCGATGCCGTGAGTGATTAGAAGATAGGAATATTAAGTTTTAAAGATTCAAGAAAATTGCACCTACCTGTGCAGACGTTAATGTCTGTGCAGAAATTCCAATTTGAGGTTTTGTAGTAAGTGTTGCTACTCCTACTGCACCTGGTGTAGCTTGTGAAGGGCCGACAGGATAGCAGACGTTTGTAACTGTGTTGTCTACTAGAATACCTACAACTCCGTGTGATACCACAAAACCATATTGTGGTGTTCCTGCAGTTGTTAATGCACCTGATGTTCCGTCATAACCAGGAGCAACAGAAGCTGGAATTGGATATACCGTAGCACCTACTGGTAAACCTGTTCCAGTAGAAGGTGAAATAATCACATTCTTGGCTGGATTGTAAACAAAACTTACTGTTGATGTTGCATCAAGAGTAGTTTGAATAGGGTCAATAAGAGTTACAGTAATATAACCAGTTGTTGCTACTGCTGCCGTGTGAGAAGCAATAGTCAATGTTTGACCAATACCTGCACCTGCGGCAACTATCAACTGTCCACCAGCAAACTGGTTGACATTCATTTTTGTTCCACCGTTAGTTACGTACACTTTGTATGTACCTGCGGTTGCTGGAACTGCTGTTGGAACAGTTATTGCCATTTTTTCAAAGGCGGTAACTTCTGCTGGAGCTTGAACAAGAACACCTGCTACCAAAGCTGTTGCAGAATTTGATACTAGAGTCAAAGTTTGACCTGTATCTGTACTCCACTTTGAACCTACAAGTGTATCAAGAGAGGTATCAGGAACACCATTTAATCCAGTACCTGTGTAGCCGTTATAAAGGGCTGTAGCAGTACCAGAATAGTTGGCGTTTCCTAGATTTCCTGTGTTGTACACTGGGAAAGGGGAAGATTTAAAATCTGTTAAAATCATATATTTTTAATGTTAGTTGATAATTAGCTTGCTGCGAAGATACCAGTTTGTGCCTTAATCCACCAATTTGTACCGTCACAAACTAACTGAATAGCATCACCGACCACTGCTGTGGCTTGCGTATTCGTAAGTGTAGTAGTGGTAGTAATTGCTGAACCTGTTGCTGAAGTCTTAGCGTGAATAACTGCTGAGTCTGCACAAGTAATTGTGAAACCTGCAGTTATATTTCCTGTAAGGAAAGTAAACTCTAATCCTTTTGATGCAGCAGGAAGTGTCCAAGATGGACTTCCGCTGGTAGATACGTTTTGGAACGTACCACTAGACTGTGAAGCTGTAAGTGCTACTGTTGCTCCCACTAATGCAGAAGTAACAAATGTAGTAACTCTAGGGCCACTAATAGCCCCAGTAACTGTTAATGCACCAGTAATCGTGGTTGCACCCGTAATCGCGACTGTTGAACCAAAGGTTGCTGGTTTGTTGGTTGCGAACGCAACACCATTTACTGCATAGTTTGCTTCAGCTTGGGGTTGTAAGTTTTCGTAATATAAACTCATATATTTTTAAACGTGTTAAAGAATATACGACTATTATATTCCCGCTATGTTAGTAATTTTCCCATTACGGAATGGAGCGGTGCACAACAAATTTCCTCCCATTATCATGAATCCATTGATAGCTCCTTGATTGTAAGCATGAATCCACTTTGTCCAAGTAAATGCTTTTGTTGCACCTGCTGGAGAAAAATTGTAGATGTTGCCTTTGATGAGTTCGGTGCCAATTTTGACTGGCTCACCTTCCCACCAATTAAGTCCATAGAACTCTATAAACTCGCTATTGAGTTCGTAGAATGTTCCAGTGGCTACTTTCTTGTCACGGAAGATTTCTAATCCGTCCCAAATCATACCATCTGCTTTGAAACCAGCTCCTGCATCCATTTTTCGGAAGTCGGAGTAAGTGTTTCTCTGAAAAGCCTGTAAAAGCTGTTCAAAGAATTGCCAACTCTGGTAATCGGTCAAACAAATGTCTGGTCGTACACGTCCATCAGAAATATTGTTATTTACTTGACGAACGAGTAAGAGAGAAATCGTTGAGGAGGAAACTTGATAATCGTTCAAGCCTGGATAGGTGGCTCGTGAAAGTCCGCCATAGGTTGAAGCAACTGAACCGTTATCTACGATATTACCAAGTCCAGCGAAAGCCTTACCACCGAATGATGTGCCATTTCCTTGAAAGAAATTACCAACATCGTCAGCAGCATCTTGTGAACGTGATTTCATTGTCACTTCCAAAAGATTGATTTTCTGTTCGTTAGTCTTGTTAATAGAGATGTCTGTGCCTGCTAGAGCTACGTTGGTAGCACTGAAGCAAGGATAAAATGTCATATTTACTGACACTGGATTTTGAGATGTAGGAAGTTGGTCAAATCCATTGAACGCAACTGTAGAAACGCCCTTAGCATACTTAATCGGAAAGAGCATTTGACTACCATCCCATTTTTTAGTTCTACCGAGAATCATACCAAAAAAGGCATTATCCTTTAACGATTGGTCGACCCAATACTTTGCTAAATATTGGTTTGTGACGGATTGTATCGTAATATTTGGAGGCATATATTTATAATTTAACTAATAATATTAACTACTAATTTCCTGCAAGAAGTTTTTCCTTCTCTGCTTCCCAATCTTTCCACGAATTGCCTTTCGGTGCTTCTTGGTTAGATGCGGGGGCAGAGCGTTCCATACTCCTTGAAGCGAGAGTTTTAGCGGTGGCGTTAGACCTACTATTTACCTTTCTAAAATAATCAAAGGTTTTGATGAAGTCGGGATATTCTTGATAACCGCCTTTTGGTTCTATGTCTAACAAGTAATCCTTATAGGCATCCCATTGTTTTTCTGTCAATGGTTTACCAAAGTGGCTTTCAATCTCATCTCGTCCTTCGTCTAGTTCGTCTACTGCTTCCTCTAACTCTGCTTGCTCATTTTGTTCGGCTTCTTGTTGAGCTTCAAGAATATCTTTCATAGCTTCTTGTTTCGCTTGTCTACTCATTCCTGCCCAGTCCTCTTTAAGGTCTTTAAGCATTTGTTCTTTTTCGGGAGTGTTATCTCCATAGGCTTTTCTCATAGACTCTATGAATTTTGGTTCTCCTTGCGAAACTTCTTCTTTGAAAGTCTGTTCAGATGATTTATTCTCTTTGAGACCCTTTTGGATTTCTCGTTGAATAAATCTCTGCACTTTTTCGTCTTTGAAGTAAGGAATACGCTTTTCGGCATCTTCGGCTACTTCAGCAACATCTTCCTCTGGGAAGAGTGCAAGTTCGTCACCGACCTCTACATTCGGCTCTTCCAAACCTGCTAAAAAACTATCTACTACTTTGGTTTCTTTTTCCATAATATTTACTTGGGTTGAATTGTTGGCTCAACCGCAAAAGCCGTTATGGTTAATAGATTTACTTGGGTTTTATTTAAAGTCCACAACCGCAAAACGGACGTACGACTATTTAATTTTCAATTAACACATTTTCTTTACTTTCTCGTCCATTTCTTCGTCTTTCTTGCTACCCTCTTTGTAGCCCATTTTCTTATCTAAATACTTATCTAACTTACTGCCCTCATACTTTTTATCTTTTTTCAGGGCTTTATGTTTGGCTGTTTCTTTCATTTAAGTTGTTATATTAGGTTGATAATGCTTTGTGTCGGGCTAATTTTTTTAAGTTGGCTTCGTGATGTGCTTGGCTTTTTTTAATCATTTCTGGGGTATCTATTTTTCCATTATGTGATGTAGTGCCTCCCATTCTATTACTCGCTCTTAATGCTTTTACTTTTCTTTTTTTATCAAAAGGGTCTTGAACTTTAAGATATGTTGTCATCTTATATATTCGGCATTTGCCCGTTATCTGCCATTCCCACTGGGGCTAGGGACGAACTAGTTGGTGGGGCTGATAAATTTGTGTTCTGCGGTGCTTCATTTGGTATCTGTCCCTGTGGTGCTTGGGCTTGCATTTGTGCTTGCTGTTCAGGATTAGGGCTTAAGTAGTTTTGGATATATTGCTGGGGGTTGGTTCTAAATATCATCATTCTTAAAGCTGACTCTTGCGGGTCTGGGTTGTCTATATCTTCTAAGTAAGTTAGAGGGTCACTTGCACCTGCTTGGAATAGTTCTGTTGCCATATTTTGCTGACTTATCTCATCTTTAGGTTTCATTGAATTAGGAGACACCCCTACAATAAAGCGTCTTTCTTCGTCTTGCATTTGTAATTGAATATAAGACACCGCAGCACCGTTACCCATAACAGCAGCAAAGTGAGGTTCGTCATAGAATACATAATACATTTGGGTTAGTTTATTAAAGAAATTAGCGGCCACTTGTTCTAGGGCTTCGCCTACACCTCCGCCTATACGAGAGCTATCTCGATTAGTATCAATAACCATACCGTGAGCTGTTTGGTCTGTGTCTGGTGCGGAAGCAGCAAGCCCCTGTGTTCCATATACACTCATTAAAGCGTTCTGGGCGTTCTCTTGTGAGGTGAATATACCACTAGGTAAATCGTTGGCTGGAATACGCTTTATGGCACTTTCCACATTTCCGTCTGGAACTAAGATAAATCCTTCTTCATAGAAACTCTGCACTGCTTGACTAGCTGTTTCTTGGTTGAATGATACGCCTGATATAGCCACTGCATTGTTAGCACTCTTTAAGTTTCGGTCTATCTGTTCATCACGGACATTGATTTGGTCTTGGTTGCTTATGTTCTGCTCTATTAAGTTTGTTATGTCGTGGGGTTGTTCTTGCAAAGAGAAGATAGAGAGGAAAGTATAAGGCATCTTTGGCTTCGCAAAGTGATTATGCCCCTGCAGTTCCTCTCCCTCTTCGCTTTCATCTTTGTCTATCCCGCTTTTATTTGATTTTGTCGGGTAGTTAAAGAACTCGTTTTTGTGCTTGTCTAGCACCTTGTCGTAAAAAGTAGTAAAGCAATAGTCGTCTGTCCACCATTCTGTGCGAACTACCTTTGTGCCTGTCTTTCCTTTAACTTTATCTAAAATGTAATCCTTATGCTTTGGAAATGTCTCAATAAGTTTCTGGGCTGTGGTTTCTATTTTCTCGCCTATCCAACCTACAAAGTCGCCAAACTCATCTACATAGCCTGTTGGTTCAAATAGAAAGTTCTGGGGGTTTCTAACTTCTACGGTGATGTCTTTTGTAGTTTCGTCCCAGCCGTATTTTAAGATAGCTGTGAAGTAAATACCCCAATGCCAAACCATAATACCTAGTTTCTTTCTAAGTAAGAAGTTCTCTGCGTGGAATTGAAGCATTGTCTTTAAACCTTTACTTGCTTCTTTGCCTTGTGGCGTGTTATCGCTAAAGACAAAAGGTTCAGGGTTCTTAGCTAATGCTTGTGGAACGAATGTAGCTGTGCTTTGGAATAATAGGTTTTTAGATACTGGAACTTGTCGTCTTGAATTACCAAACTGCAAACCCAATAGATATTTCTTATTCTCTTTCTGTCTTGCAAATATCTTTGGGCTATACCCAGCATAATCACTTTCATATTGTTTCTTTAAGTCTAAAAGTTCCTCATCAGATAGGTCTAAGGATAGTTCGTCTTGATAGTCGCCTACTACTCCTTCTTCGTCAGAGTTGCCAGTATAAACTTTGTTAGTGTGAGAACTAACTAAGTCGTCTACTGCTGATATATTAGTGGAGAATGGGTCTTGTTCCATAGGTTATCTATGCTTCTAATTTCTTTTTAGAAACTTGTGATGGAGATTGGTGTCTTATTTGACCTGTCGCTGTTTCTTGATAATGACCTGTATATCCATTTCCTGTTTTCAACGCTTTACTACGAGGAGTGGATTTACCTTGATGTGTTTTATTTGGAAAATCTTTTCTATAATTATTCATTTGTTCTACTGTTCTACCTTTGTTTACAGACCCATACTTTTCATCGTGTTTCATATAAATAAAAACAGACACCGTTGTCGGGTGTCTGCTCGTTGTTTTGAGGTTAGACCTTTATAATACTATAATTATACTACAAACTAATAATCAATGCAAATCTTTGTCAAGATGTGGATAACCTATATATTTTTATTTCTTTTTTTTATTTCTTCAAAAGTATATTTTCTTTTAATAAATCCGTCTCCGTCGTATTCCTTAAAGTTAGCAGAGTTTTCACCTATTGAAATAATATCAAGTTGGTATTTATGAGCGAACTCTTCACAGAGTTCCTTAATCGGTGGATTATTTTTTATCATTTGGCAAAATTTACAGTTATTAGTCATTTTATTTTCTTGACCTAATTTCTTTTTGTAATAATCTAATTACATTTTTAATGTCTTCTGCTAAACTATCATTATATCTATTTTCAGAAATTGCCGCCCAATATGCACCATCACTATCGCCACCATCTACAAAATCTGGTTTATCTTCTAATTGTCTTTTAAGCATTTTAATACAATTTTTAAGATGCCCGACTTGCATATCTTTAATATCTATTAAAACACCATTTTTTTGTTTCCATTTCATACCTAGAGTATATACCTATAACAATATATTGTCAAGCTAACTTTTGCACTCGTGCGTCAAATAAATTATCGTGTCGTTCTATCTTTTGAATGAAGCCATTGTTATCAAAATGTATCGTAGCCGAACCTGCTTTGATGTCGAATACTCCCTTCTCGCATAGTAATTGAAAGGTTTTATGGAATTGTTGGAAATCCTTGAACATTTGTGCTTCTGGTGTCGTTAAGAAAATTGTTACTTGTGGTTCTGGTGGCATATTATAATAGTGAAGCACATAATTTTATACATTTTTTATTACTACAACAATAACCTACAGAAGTTAAAGCTATCCATCTTCTCTTTTTGCAGAAATCACATTTTGGTATTTTTATTTTCATATCTAAAAATCATTATTATCACTTCCTGTTGAATAAAAAGATTTGAATTGTCTAACTGGGATAGTGCCGTCTATGCTTGAACCACGAACTACGCCTGCTAGAAAGTTATCTTTCTTTGAGATGATTTGTGCCAAGTCCTCGCCAAATCTATCTATGCCTACAAGAGCGTATATATCACTCATAAACCAGTGGTCTGGCCCTTTTCTTTTCCACACCCACTTCCAGCCATATTGTGGGTCATTTTCCTCTCCAATAAAAGTCTTGACACGGTAGATATTCAAAGCGTGAGCAAAGAATGCTTTCCAATCTTCATAAGTTCCATTATATACCATTCGCTTTTCGTTGATTTGGTCTACGGCTAATTGGATTACTCGGTTTCTATCTATTAAGACCTTGCCGTATTCTTCATCTTCGCCCCAACGATTAAGTTGTTTATTGCGAGTTTCTTTTACCGACCAGATTAAGAATACTCGCCCTGGATATTTCTGTTGTAGTTTACGAACACCGATTAAATCTCCACCTTGGTCAGCCATCAATATCCAGTTCTTATTATCGTGTAAGTGTTTGTCTATCTCATCATAAGGGTCATAGTTCGGGTCTTTCTTTTCTTGTGGCGACATACAATAGCCATAATAGAAAGCTCCTTGTTTGTTTCGTATCGTGTAGTGAAGATTATATGAAGTATCTAGTCCAATTATCGCTCTGCCCTCTTGAGTGTTTACATTATCCGACAAACAGTTCTTTAATGCTCTCTCGCTTAATGCGTCATTCGGATTAACATAAGGCAAACCAGCTACGAAGTTATAGAAGTATTCATTACTACCTCGTTTCTTTTCTGCTATGTAAGTTGCTTTAATATGTGGGTTGAGCCAAAGCGGTATCCAATAACCAGACCATTTACCACTTGCTGTCTTTACCCATTCACCCATTCGTCTTTCCTCATCAGTGATTAAATCTTTACATTTAGGACAACGATAGTTTTCAGTTGCATAGTCAATACAAGTTTCATCTAATGGATATGTTTCTCCACACGAGTGTTTAATATGCCATATCTTTTTATCACTCTGTGCCCAAAATCTATCAACACCGAAGTCAGGTATTGTTGGGTTAGAGAATAGCCATTTCCAACCATACTCCGAGTGTTGTAAACGAGAGTCATAAGTTTCTAATATGCTTTGAGGACTTTTATCAAACTCATCACCAACGAGTAAGTCAAGCGACAACATAATTGCTGATAAGTCTGTCTGTGAGCCAAGATAGTGGATAAAGTTCTCGCCTATTTGTTTCTGTGTAATGCTATCTTTGTCTTTCATCCAACTCTGAATGATAGGATTTTGTTGTGCCATTGGATTAACCTTTGAGCCAACAAACTTCTGCACCATTTCCACAGTCGGTAAGATGTAGCCACAATTTATGTGCCTATTTTTAACTAACCATATCGTTTTCATTATCGCCATAGTTGAAAACCCAATTTGTCCTGCCTTGAGGCATACCAAGAAAGGAGATACATCACGATAGACATCATAAAGATACATATGATGATGAAAATCAAGAGGTTTTCCATTCTCCGTCTTTATATTGTTTTCCAATATCCACGAATGAATACTAACTTGGCTGAGATTCATATTATATTCTTATGGGGAATGGTGGAGTTGTATATGGCTATAAACCATCAGTTTATATAGGGCGATACCGACCAAGTATTCACACCATCAACCCCCATAAATTTATAATGTTCCTTTTAACTTTTCTTCAAACTCATCTACAACTTTGGCTACTGCTGGGGTAAATTCTATTTTCTCTCCCTTAGTTGTTATATCTGTTTTAGTATCGGGATTGCCTTCACTCATTTTCCATATCTCGCTTTTATGTATTCCATTTAAAAAGTCTTCTCTTTCGTCTTCTGTCATTGTTAAGAGTTTATTTCTAGCCCACTCTTTTAAAGATTGACCTTTCGGGCGTCCAGATGGATTCCCAGTCTGTCCTTTCTTATATTGAAATGGAGCAAGCCATTGAGCTTTTTTCTCTTTTTCGTTCTCCAAAATATCGTGTTCTGAAATGCTGTTATTATACTGTTCCTGAGTATCTTCATTCATTTATATATTATACCAGCCCATATATCTTTAGTAAAGCCTTGTTCTCTGTTTCTTCAACAGGTGAAGCATCAGTGAAGAATTGATAACTCTCTGTATCTTTTAAGAATTGTAAATCTAAACTAGCGTTTCGGTCTGTGGTTCCCAAGTGATAACGTAGTTCCTTAATTTTAAGTATTCTACATATCGCTAAATCATTTTTTGTTTTCTTTTGTAAGTTTGTTTCCATATTTAATATTTGCATTAGTAATAATTTTGGCTCTTTAACTGCTTTTAATATATAAAACTTGATTACGAATAGTATCGGAGGTTTTAATTGTTTGTGCGTTCGTCTTATGGCGAACTCAACCTTTTTAGCACAACTTCTACATATCTTCTTTTCACTAGGAATTATATTTGCTGGTTTAGGTAAGAAAGGGAAGTGTAGTGTCCTTTTTCTAGGATAAAAACTTAACTTTTTACATTGTTCGCATTTATTTAATAACATTTTGAAGTCGTTTAATTAGTTTTTCAATATCTTTTTTTTCGTATATGGCGAATAGTTGCTTATCTTCAAATAATCCTTCTCTACCAGTATACTCAAAATCTAAATCTGCCGAACCTCCTTTTTCCATCAACTCACACTTTTCTACAAATTCTTCCGAATCATTACATTCAATAGGAGCAATCAAGTCATCAATTAGAAAATCAACAGCTCCAAAAGTTTTATCTGCATACTTTGCATGTAATCCATTAAAACAACATGGACTATAATAAGAAAAAATTACATCAGTCGGATATTCTATTAACTCTTTTCTTGTGATTATTTTCATAATTAAAAGTTTCTCATTTGTCTTCCTAATATCTCGAGCTGTAAATCTTCCGTTGAACGCTTTGGTAAATCTATGAAAGTGTTGGTGGTAATGGCTCGGAGTGCTATGTGAATTGCGTTTTTAATAGCGTTCTTTTGAACGAGAGCTGAATCTATTATGCCTGCTTTTTCTAAATCTTCTATCTTTCCTATTTTTGCATTAAATCCTATTGTATTACCAATTTTTATTTCCTGTGGTTCTAGTTTACCCCAATTATCCATTATCTGATTCATTGGAGAATATAAGGCATTAAAAATAACTTCATTGGCGGAATCCTTTTTGAAAGTCATTTTATTTGCCACATTTAATAAACAAAGTCCACCTCCTACAACAACTCCATACTGTAAAGCTAGTTGTGAGCTGTGAATTGCGTCCAACGCCTTGAGCCTCAAAAGTGATAGTTCGCCCTCATTCACAGCTCCGAGTTTTATTTTAGCCGTCTTACTCGTGAGCCAAAATACTCGTCTTAAACTATCTTCATCTCCTTTTTCCTTTAATTGATTTATATGATGAGCTAACTCTGCTTTCACATAAGGAGGTTCTAAATCGCTTGATTTTGGATTAAGCACGATTTCTTCCTTTTCTATCTCTATTCTATCACAAGTTCCTAAGTCTTCAAAGGTTAAATTCTTAAATGTTTTACCTGTGGCGTCTTCAATTATCGTTGCACCTGTGGCTTTGGCAAAGTCTTCAAATACCATATCTTTAAATATTATCGGGGCTTTGACTACACAGATATTTAATACTTTTGCTTTGTGAGTAGCGATTAACTTTCGCACCATTTCGTTATCCATATCGGAAGCGAAGATAATCAAGTCCTTTTGACCTGTTGCTACCATTTTTTCTATTAGAGGTGCTATGTCTACTTCATTGATTTTGTTTTTCGTGACTAAGATAGTTGGCTTTTCATAAATAGCTTTGACTTCTCGTCTGCCTTCTTTCACTGCTTGCTCATCGTGGACAAACGCTGGTGCAACAAAACCTGTGTTGGTAAAGTGAACTCCATTTGTGTAAATCACTTCGTCATCAAATGTGCCAGAGCTTTCTATGTGGTTGATAATGCACTCTTTGCCTTGTTTTTTATAGACATCGCCTATTAGTTTTCCAAGTCGGACACTATCACTAGCTGTTCTGGCCACTGCTTCCACTTCGTCTACTGTAATAGGTCTAGTCTGTTCGTCTATCTTTTGCTCTATGAAGGGTAAGAGTTCAGTAAGTTCTTTTTCCCAGTCAATGTTTTTATCTTGACAGTTTTGTACGCCTTGCAGTATCTCATCAGTTAAAATACACATAGTCGTTCTGCCGTCTTTGCTACGCTTATTCATTGAGTCGGTAGC